CCAGCTAGTTTGTTATCCAATAAGGATTTGACCATACCTACACTACTGCCAAAGTCCTTAACATCACCACCATTATACATTGTGCCAGTTGAGGTCATTGCAGCACCTGCCGCTGCAAGACTGCCAAAAATATTTGTCATACCGCGATCTGCGGCACTGCCCATATCTGTAATACCAGCACCAAAGTCACTGTAACTAGTATTGGCCATAAAATCACTGGCTTTACGTAGTTCTTTAGCGTCTTTAATATGTCCATCAATTTGATTTAAGAAACTACCAAATGCCGCATGATTAGGAGTACCACCAAATCCCATATTAGCCTGAAAGCTGCTCATACTAGTTAATGCGGCTGCGGCTGCGCCTTGATTGGGGTCTAGGATATTACCAGCAATACTACTCAAAGTTGCCATAGCATTAGCCACAGGTGCTGCCAGCGTAAGTGCTGTGCCGTTTTTAATCCCTATCATCGCAGTAAATGTAGCAGGGGTTAAGGAGGCGGCGGCCTGTCCTAAAGTGTTTTTTTGGTTTTCAGATATTACTGAGCCAGCTTGGCTAGTAACTAAGCTATAGTCTTTTTCAGACATTAATCATTCCTAGGTAATAATACCACCAGCTGTGGCAGGCGCAATACCTGTTGTAGTTTGGATATAGTGGTTCTCTACATTTTTAACTGTAGGTGCATGTATCATTACATGGCCTTTGTCGAGAGTTATACTCTTATTTAAGTCACTTGTGAATAGACTTTGTAGCAGGCCTAATCCTTGTTGACTTGGCATAACTGTGCATGGTTTACTTACTATAAAACTACTGGCATTTTCTTCAATAATTTTAGCAACAATTTCGTCACCGTTAACTAATTTAAAACTTACTACTGTATCTTTTGCGTAACCTTGTTTCTCAAGCATTTGTTGCTCCTATGCGTTCTTGAATTTGTTCAGCATTTAGACGTGCCAAACCTTGATATCCACCTTCTACTAACAAACGACCGTTATTGTAGATCTGTGGGGCTGTGCGGTGACCTTCATTGATCAACCATTCACGTGCTTCTAGGTCTTCATCGATTTTAATTTCCTCGTAGACAAACCCATTAGTCTTTAAGTAGTGTTTTGCTTTATCGCAAAACGGACAATTGTTTTTTGAATATACTGTTAACATCTCTTCTCTCTTATAATTCTGGTAGTTCATCGTAGTTGATGCTGTCACCCATAACACCAATTACATAGTTTGTGCTTTCATTTTCTTGTAGGGCTGTTTGTTTTTTACTTGTGTCAGTATGTTTATTAAACCAAGGAATAGGCGTTGTTTTAGGCGCAGGCTGGTTGTAACGTATGCCAATTTGTTTTAGTGCATCTACGGCTGTATAATCAACAAATTCCTTAAGAATATTCGCATTTAATCCAATAACTGGACCCATTTTGAACAGATAATCGGCCCAATCTTTCTCTTCCTTGATAACACTCAAGTACATTTGATATACTTCGTCCTCACATTCTGCTTTGATTGCAGCAAAGCGTGGGTCTTCTTTGACCACTTGGTTGATCAAGAACGCTGTCCACTCTTTGTGTAAGATTTCGTCCTGAAGTATTAATTGAATAATGTTACCGTTGCCGATAAAGATCTTATTCTCAACCATGGCTAAACTTGTAGCAAATGATACCATAAAGCGGAATGCTTCTAAACCGTAACTTGCATGTAGAGCTAACCAAATTGCTTTGATATGATCACGCTCTTCAACTTTGTTTCCTAATTCCTTACGACAGTTAATTACATGTAACTTATCGTAATAGTTGCCAATAGTACTGGCCATGCTAACAATTTCTGCGGTGTCGTGAATTGTGTTAAACACATCTTTTGGCACGTTGTAAATGTTACGAATGATGTGACTGTAGCTCTTACTGTGAATGTTAGTTTCAAAGAAGCTCCAATTACTAATAAGTGCTTCCAGTTCTGGGATACTCACAACAGGACCAAACACCTGATTAGGTGCGCGGCCTTGCAGGCTGTCTAGGGCTGTTTGGCGTAATAGGTTACTGGTGAAGATATGTTTGATAGCATCACTGGCATCTTTAAAGTCACCAGCATCTTTGGTTAGACTAACTTCTTCAGGTTGCCAAAAGAAACCTCTGGCTGTTTGTTCAAAGTTGGCTACCTTGTTATACTTAACTTCCTCAAAGCGTTGGATAGTTACCGGACCCGCTGGGTCTAAAAACATCTTACGATTAAGATAGTCTGTTTTAGTACTTAAATTGTATTGTTGTTTACTCATAGTTTACATGCCTCGCAATCTTCGTCTGTTTCATCTGGTTGTGCAGCCAATGTTGGTGCAATTTCCGCATCTGCTTTTGCACCTTGTTTATTGATCAAGCTATAATAGAATGTCTTAATACCCCAGGCATGTGCCTGCATTAAGTTCTTAGCAATCAATGTAGTTGGTACTTTACGATCTGCCCAGTGTGCCGGATTGTAGAATGTGTTAGTACTAATTGATTGATCAACGTAGGCTGCAATAACAGCCGCAGTTTTTAAGTAGCCATCACAGTCTTTCTGTTCCCACATAAGTTGATAACGATTTTTAAGTTTGTTATACTCTGGAACTACCTGTATAAAGCTACCTGCCTTACTTTCTTTAACTGAGATTAAACTCATTGGCATTTCAATACCGTTAGTTGAGTTAATAACAACACTAGAGCTTTCAACTGGTGCTACTGCCATTAGTGTAGCATTACGTACACCATATGATCTCATGTCGCTACGTAGTTGTTCCCAATCTAGTTCACGTGATGGGGTAAAGTCTGCAAGTTCATTAACAGCTTTGGCACGACCTTCCCAAGGAAAGTAACCTTTACCATACCGAGTGTGTTCGCTGTGTAAGCAAGCACCGCGTTCTTTAGCCAATTCAACTGTGGCTTCTGTTAGATAAAATGCTTGATGTTCCATCCAGCTTTTAACTTCTTGCAGTGCATCTGCTTCACCATAGCGTAAGTTTTTCTTAGCATGCCAATAAGCAAGATTAGTAATACCAATACCCAAAGGTTGTATTTCATCGTTACTTAGTTTACTTTGTATGCTTAGGAAATCTTGATAGTCTAAGATGTTACATAAGCTACGTTGTAAGATACGACAAGCACGTTTCATGTCTTCTGGATTGCGGAAAGCACCCCAATTTATACTACCGAGTGTACACAGGGCAATGCGACCATTGGCGTCATCTAAGCGTTTGAAACTCTTAGTGGGTAGTAAAATCTCGCAACACAGATTGCTTTGATAGATTGTGTGATATTCTGGGTCAAATGGACCTTGGTTCATAACGTTGTCAATAAACACAAGATAGATACGACCAGTATCTGTACGTTCTTTTAGTATGCCGCTTTTAAATACTTCTTCAGCTGACATTACTTTCTTACGTAGACCTTTTTGCTTTTCGTACTTGACATACAGTTCTTCGAAGCGTTCTGTATTTTTATAAAATGCTTCATACAGGTCAGGTACTTCGTTAGGATCAAAGAACGTAATGTTTTCTTTGTTCTTAAATCTGCGCCAGAACATAGCGTTCAGCACAACACCGTAGTCCATATGGCGTACACGTGTTTCATCTGTACCTTGGTTATTCTTAAGTACAATTAGGTCATCGAACTGATGATGCCAAATTGGGTAAAACACTGTTGCGCTTGCGTTACGGATACCGCCCTGGCTACATGATCTTAGATCACCAAACCATTTTTTAAGGAAGGGGATCATGCCTGTGTGCATGATTTCCCCGCCTCGTATAGGACTCCCCAATGGGCGCAAACGACCTATCTCTAGGCCAATGCCAGCACGCTTGCTCGCGTACTTGGCCATCATTTCTCCGCTAGCAAATATACTATCCAAGTCGTCATCACTGCGAATAAGCACGCAAGAACTGAATTGTTTTGTTGGCGTGCCAAGTCCAGCAAGCACAGGAGTGGCAAGAGTAAACAGACCATCACTAGACGCATTGTAGTATTCCTTGATATATTTTAAACGCTGGCCGTGTAATTCGTTATGGAATACTGTGGCCGCCGCTACCATGTAACGGATTTGTGGCGTTTCATAAATTTCTTTAGTAGCACGATTACGTACTAGATACTTCTCAATTAGTTGCTCAATGGCTGCGTAGCTATATTCTTCATCTTTAGTGTGGTCAAGAAGTTCATTCATCTTATCCCACTCTTCTTCAGTGTACCATTGTAGAAGTTCTGGAGTATAGAGGCCAACTCCGATGTTCTTCTTAACAATTTCCAATAGGTGTGGAACTTGATAGTCACCGTAGACATCTTTACGTAGCATACTTAAGCGTTGTTTGCCTGCTACGTATTGATAGTTTACATGCCCAACGTCCGGGTCGTGTTCAATGTCAATTAGGTCTACAATGGCACGTAGGGTTAATTCGTCAATTTCTCTGGTGCTAATTCCATCGTAGAAGTGCGGTTGTGCTTTGATCTCAATCATACTCTGACTTACATCAGCTATACCTGCACAAACTTTACTTACTTGGGCTTGCCATTTACTAACGTCTAATGGAACGATGGCTCCGCTACGTTTTTTAACTTGAATATTGCTCACTTGATCGCCTCTTATTTTAATACTTGTCTAATTGCAAATCTTTACTCGAATTCC